TTGCTGCGATCGTTCCGTTTCTGGCGATGGCGGCGGGAATGGGGTTCGCGGCGTGAACGGTGGACACCAATGAAAAGAGAAATCAAATACCTCGTAATGAAGCTGCGCGATATTGATGCGGCATTGACGGACACAGAGCGCGATATTCTGTCAGCTATCGCGGCCAAGGTCGAGTTGCACCGGCAGACGGCGGGCAAGCGATTCCTGCGCTGCGTGGTCGTCGAAGATGATTGGCCCGAATACGAGCCGACGTGGGCGGCCATCGCGGCGCGGATGGATGGTAAGCCGAACCCACCGGCTGACCGGACCGGAGGCCCGACCACATGAGCGCGACATCTGCGACAGGCGCCAGCCGGGCCGGCGGTACGGTCGGGCCGATGGTTCGGCGCAATCCAAACTGGAGATGTAGGCACGAAAGCGCGGGTGGAGATCATACGCATGTGTGCTGTTTGAAGCATGGCCACGCTGGACCGCATCGGTGCGGCGTCATGCGTCCGGATGATGATTACGACGGAGATAACCCGCGAGACCGCACCCAGTGCTGCGCTCGATGGCCGAACACTGTATTGGACGGCAATTGAAACATGCCGTCTAAGCGTTATGTGTTTAGGCAGCGTTTGAAACGACACAATGCTTCGGTCAAGGCTTCGCGGTCGAGGTGGGGTGGAGAGCGTTTTCCTGATGTGGGCGATGGCCATGTGGAGACGTTGACGTTGCTTTCGGCTGGTGTGTGCAGACGGGTGGCGTTTCGGCGGGTCGGTTTGGGCGCATTGTGATGGCGGATGGATCGGTGACGACGGCGACGGCTCTGGCGGCTCGCATCAGGAAGTGGTTGGCAATCGGGTATGCGCCGCAGAGCGGCAGGGAGTGAGCGTGCAGGGTTGCAGGCCATTGGATGATCTGGAACTGGAGGCGCTTAGGGAGGCGCTTTCTCGGACTCGGTTTGCGGAGCGGAATCTGACGATCCTGGCGATCGGGGTGAACTCGGGGTTCAGGATTTCGGAGATTCTGAGTTTGCGGCGCCGGGATGTGGTGGATGATGACGGCGGGGTGCGTCCGGTCCTGGTGGTGCGCAAGGGCGCGATGAAGGGCAAGAAAGAGAGCCGCGGAGTGAAGGTGAACGCGCCGCTGGGCCAGGCACTGGCGTGCTGGCTGGAGGAGATGGCGGCGCACGGGCGGACGCGGGCGAATGACCGGCTGTTTCTGGGGCAGGGGGGGCGGCCGTTGACGCGGTATCAGTTCTGGCGGGTGCTGCGGGTGGCGAAGGTGGCGGCGGGCCTGCGCGGGAAGATCGCGACGCATTCGATGCGGAAGACCTTTGCGAACCGGGTGTATGAGCATTTTCTGAAGCGGGCCGCGGCTGGTGAGGCGGTGGACGCGTTCCGGGCTACCTCCCGGGCGATGGGGCACAAGGAAGTGACCTCGACGGACAAGTATCTCAGCTTCCGATCCTCCGATGTGGATGCGGCTTTGGACGCGGTGGGGTGGTCGTGAACGTGCTTCCGGGCGACCTCAACATGACCTCAACAGGGAAAAGGCAACATTCCGCCCTTACAGTTCCTTTCGGCCTTGATCGGCTCAACTGGAAGCGTACAAATGTGCGCGAAAGTGAGTGCTCGTGACGGACGACGCGCGATCGCCTGAACCTCTGCCCGGATCTCTGCCGCTGATGGACCGGCGCGCGGAGCGTTTTTGCCAACTGGTTGCGCTGCATGAGCCGGTGCTGCCGAATCGCGTGGCGGCGCAGAAGGCTGGATATTCCCCGAAGAACGCTGCGAGTGCGGGCACGCAGGCGGCCCGATTGTTGAGCCGGGTGGAGGTTTCGGAGCGGATTGTGTTCCTGGTGCGGAACCGGGCGAATGAGCAGATTGCAACGCTGGTGGCTGGCCGGGAGGAGCGGCGGCGGCTGTTGACGGAGGTTTTGCGCGAGTCCGAGGAAGTGGAAGTGCGCAAGGGGATGGAGCGCGGGCAGCCGACGGACCTCGAAATCAGGGCGAAGCGGTGGGGGTTGCGGCTGGCGGCGATCAAGGAACTGAATGAGATGGACGGGGACTATCCGGCGAAGCGCGTGGCGGTGACGCTGCATGACCAGTTGAAGCATGCGGGCGGGATCACGTTTGTTTTCGATGAGCGCGTCGAGAAGCCGGCGATCGAGGCGGAGGGCGTGGTGAAGGAGTCCGCGCCGAAGGGGAAAAAGGCATGACAGCAGTTCCGGGGATGAGTTCGCACCAGCGGGCGGTTGGGGCGAAGCAGGAGTGGCTGACGCCGCCGTGGTTGCTTTCGGTGTTGGGGCAGTTTGATCTGGACCCGTGCTCGCCTGTGGTGCGGCCGTGGCCGACGGCGGATCGGCATTTCACGATCATGGATGACGGGCTTTCGATGCCGTGGGCGGGTCGGGTGTGGCTGAATCCGCCGTATGATGAGCGATTCATCTCGGCCTGGATGGAGCGGCTGGCGACGCACGAGGGCGGAGGAACGGCGCTGGTGTTTGCGCGGACGGAGACGGAGTGGTTCCAGCGGTGGGTGTGGCCGAAGGCATCGGCGCTGCTGTTTCTGAAGGGCCGGCTCTATTTTCACCACGTTGACGGGCGCGAGGCTGGTAACAATGCCGGTGCGCCTTCGGTGCTGGTGGCGTTTGGCCAGGCTGACGCGGAGATCATGCGGCAGGCCTGGGCGATGAAGCGGGTGGCTGGCGCATTCGTGGGAATGAAGGCCGGCGCGTGGCTGGGTGGCGTACACGAGTGCGCGAAATGAAGGGGTGGACGCATGTTGACTTGTTCAGCGGGATCGGAGGGTTTGCTGTTGCCGTTGCCGCCTGCGGGGGAAGGACGGTCGCCTTCTGCGAAATCGACCCGAGGCCGAGGGGGTTCCTCGAAAGGTCGTGGCCCGGGGTGTTCTGCCATGACGATGTGCGGACGTTCCCCGGGGAACGATTCCGGGGGGCCTTCCTTCTCACAGCCGGAGTTCCTTGCCAGCCCGCGAGCCGTGCCGGGAAGCAGGGAGGCGCGAGCGATGACCGTTGGCTCTGGCCGGACGCTATTGCAGTGCTCGCTGCCGTCCGGCCCGCTTGGGCGGTGTTTGAGAATCCTCCTGGAATCGAAGACGTGGGGATCGACGGAATTCTTGCTGACGTGGAGCGGGAAGGCTACGCCGCGTGGCCGGTCGGTGTTCCTGCTTGTGCCGTCAATGCCCCCCACCGACGGATGCGGTACTGGATTGTCTGCCGACGGATGGCCGACGTGTCGAGCCGGGAAGACGACGGCGGAAGAACTGGAGACGTGTCAGAAACGAGCGGACGACGGGAAAGTATCGACGCCTCCGCTGGGTTTGTTGGTGAAACACTTGGCCGTGCATCCGACGCCGCGGGCGGAAAACTCGGAGCAGACGGGGGCGCATCGCGGGGTGGCGGACACGCTGACGAGCAGCACGAGGCAGTTGGGGGTGTGGCCGACGCTGCACGGGATGGACAACGAGGGGAACCCGAGGCGGAACGGGCCGACGGGGAACGAACTTGGCCGGGCGTGCAACTCGGCGCTGGTTCCGTGGCCGACGCTGACGGCGCGGGGCGACAAGGGGCAGACGCAGAATCCGGACCGGATGGACTATGTGCCGAACATCGTGCGCGCCAATGGGACGGGTTCGTGTGGCTGCCTTGCGCGGACGGGAAGTTTCGTCGGGCGCCTGATGACACTTTCGACGTGGTTGATGGGCTACACCGCAGCGTACTTAAGGCATTGGGAAACAGCATCGTGCCGCAAGTCGCTGCGGAAATCATCCGCGCAATCTGTGCGGCGGAGGAAGGCGGGCCTTGAGGGACCGCGAATGGACGCGAATCGAAGAAGCGTGTGAGGCGACTGAGCGAGACGCGCATGCGCGACAAGGCGGTGCGTGTGCGGATGGAGCTTAAGGTTTCGGAGCGGCGGGCTTCGAAGCTGGCGGCTGTGGTGCGCGTGGCTTCGGACATGATGAAACGGGCACCGCTTTGGGAGGGGTGCCAGTTGCGTGTGACGGGATTTCCGGAGGATGTGGTGCAGGTTGTGAAGATGGCGAAACGGCTGATGCCGAGCGTGGCGTTTGAGAGCCGGCGGGCGTGCGCGTGCGAGCCGAGGGGGTGCGTGCTGGTGGAACTGGAGGTTCGCGTGAAATGAGCACGGGTCGGCCAACGATGCGCTACAGGGTTCCGGGGCCTACGGTGGCGCGGTTTCATCGAGGAAAAGGGTTCGTTCGCGGCATCATTGGCCCGGTCGGGTCTGGAAAATCTACGGCGTGCTGTTGGGAAATCGTTCTGAAGGCGAATGCGCAACGTCCGCATAACGGCGTGCGGCGTAGCCGGTGGGCAGTGATTCGAAACACGTATCCAGAGCTTGAATCGACAACGATCAAGACGTGGCAACAACAGTTCCCAGAGCCCATTTTCAAGATGATCTGGGGGGCTCCGATCTGTTGCACGGCGAGGTATCCGCTTTCTGACGGGACCGAGGTTGATCTTGAGGTCTTGTTCATGTCGATCGACAGAGAGCAGGACGTTAAGAAGCTGCTTTCGTTGGAGTTGACCGGAATCTATCTGAATGAGTTCCGCGAAATGCGGAAGTCTGTCTTGGACATGGGTACGGCTCGTGTTGGGCGGTTTCCAAGCAAGGCGATGGGCGGGCATTCGTGGTGCGGAATCATCGGCGACACGAATCCTCCAGACGACGACTCTGATTGGTATGAACTGATCGAGGAGCAGAAGCCTGAAGGTTTCGAGTTTTTCAAGCAGCCCGGTGCGTTGCTTGGAACAAGCGCCGATGCGCTGCGTAACAATCCGGAGGCCGAGAACATCCATAACTTGAACGATGGGTTCGGCTATTACCGTCGGATGATCGCGGGGAAAACGTGGGAATGGATCAAGGTTTATGTGTGCGGAGAGTATGGGAACTTCTACGACGGGCGGCCGGTGTATTCGGAATATGTGGATTCGGTGCATTGCGCGAAGGAGCCGCTGGAGGTGTGGCGGGGGCTTCCGCTGATCGTTGGGATGGACTTCGGGCTGACGCCGGCGGCGATTCTGTGCCAGGAGACGGGGCGGGGGCAGTTTCGAGCCATTGACGAAGTTATCGGCGTGGATGTTGGGTTGAATCGGTTTCTGCAATATGGGCTTGGTCCGCGACTGCGATTGCCAAGGTATTCCGGGCTTCCACTGGTCATTCACTGCGATCCTGCTGGAAAGGGCAAGATGCAGACCGATGAGCAAACACATATTCAAATTCTGGAAAAGCACGGCTATCGGGTGTTTCCCGCGATTACAAACTCGTTTGCGGCCAGAAGAGAGTCCGTGGCGCAGCGGCTGATGTTGATGATTGATGGCGCTCCCGGACTGCTTATTTCGCCCGTCTGCAAAGTTCTTCGGAAAGGGTTTCAGGGCGGCTATCGCTTTCGTCGTGTGCAGGTTGTTGGTGAACCACGATGGGAAAATGAGGCTGACAAGAACCGGTTTTCGCATCCGCACGATGCGCTGCAATATGCGGTGATGGCTGGGGAAATGACGGTGCGGCAGGCGGTGCAGTCTGCCGCGGAGGAGGCGGCGGCGATGGCGAGAGTCCAGGCGCGGCCGGTGAATGTGCGGGCACGGATGGGGGCATGGACATGAACAACTTCCTGACGTTTTTCCTGAGCGGGTCGCTGGGGCACTATCGGTGGAAGGCTTTGCTGATGGGGGAAGTGATCGAGCATGGCCGGGCGCGGACGGTGGCGGATGCGCGGCGGCAGTTCACGGCGGCGAGCCGGGCGTTTGGGAAGAGCATGAAGGGGAGGCGATTCGCGGCGCGTGCTGCGGTCATGGGCGAGGCGGCGCGGCGTCCGCTTGGATGCCAGCCACGGGATGAGGAGATGGATCATGGCGAGGGGATTGGTGTTGCTGCCGAACGGCAGGGCGGCACCGGAACAGCGGGAAGTTCCGGCGGTGGAGAAGGCAAAGGCTCCGGACACGTTCAAGAGCCGGGCGGAACTTGTGGCGGACAATGTGGCGCTGGCGAACACGCTGGCGGCGTGGAGTGCGGCGCTGGGGATCATCCAGGCGACGGCCAGGGATGTTCCGCCGACGGAGGGGCCGCTGATCCTGACGCCGCTGGATCGGGCGATGCGCGCGGACAAGAAGCTGGCGGAGATCCGCCGGATCGCGCAGCAGGCGCTGAGTCTGGTGGAGTGAGCGCGCGGACGGATGGGCGGGACGAGATGTATCAGGCGTATTCGCTCGTCGTGCTGGTTCAGCAGTTGTTGCAACGCACAGAAGTACGCGAAAATGGAAAGGGCGTGGTTACGGCGCGCGTTTCCACGGCGTTGCGGCCAGTCCGGTGCATTGTGGAGCAGGCGGTTCGAGTGCTGAACGGCGACATTGCCAGCGTGCGCTGGTTCGAGGACGGCGGGGAGATGGTGCTGCGGGTGATGGTGAGGCGCGCATGAAAAAGCTGGATCGCGTGCTGGTGGCTGACGGCGGACTGGATGATACGCTGCGGTGCGGGTTGATCGGGTGGAGCACAACGGTGCGGATGGTTGGCCGCGAGGAAATGGTGCTTCGGTTTGGGGACAAACGGCAGCGGCGGCGGGTGCGGCGGATGCTGGGCCGGAGGAAGGGCACCGCAGAGTCTGGAAGGGTCGCAGAGGGATGAAGGTGACGCTTTTCGATGCTGTTACGGGACAGACGCGCGAGGTGTCTGGCATCTGCACGTTTCAGTGGCACGAGGGAAATTGGTCGTGCGACTGCAATCGAATGGACTACTTCGGGGTTGATCGTGGTCCTGATGATGCGGGCCGGTGTCTGGGTGGCAAGCGTTTCGTGGTAGTGGCGGCAACCATTGAAAATGCAGACGACTATTCGGTGTCAATCGGCTTGCTGAATTGGGACTATCCTCCTGAACTGGTTGCGAATTGCAGGCGACTGTTTGCCGAGATGCAGGGTGCATCGGGAAGGTGCGCAGAGGGATGACGACGGAAGTGTTTCTGGCGGTGTGGTGGCTGGTTGGGTTCGCTGGGTGGGTGGTGGTGCTGCGGGCGTGCGGGGCTTCGCGGTGGTGGATGGATCTGGTTTCCGGGGTGCTGGTGGTGGGGTGGATGGGGCCGCTGGTGTGGCTGGGGCTGTTGGTGTGCCGTAGGGCGAACATCGGGCCTTGGGAGCGGCCGGTTGCGCCGCTGGCGGATCGGTCGGGGCGGGTGGTGGTGGTTCAACGGCCGCGATTCCGGGGAATGGAAGATTCTGCGGGCTGATTTGCAGCGGTTGGAAGCGGTGGGGCAAAAAAGTTATTGACGGGGCGGGAGTGGTTGCGAGTTGGCAACCATGTTCCCGGAGATCTCAAAGCCGACGCGGATGGTGGGGGATGCGCAACGCTTCTCTTCCGATGGCGGTTCGGCGGCTCTTGCTCCGGTGGCTGGCGTACAGGAGTACGCGATTCCGGCGGCGCGGCCAGAGCCGGCGGCGGGGTCCGCCGGAAACACGGCGGTGCTGGTTCTGAGCAATGACCAGATCGCGGCGCGTGATGCGGCGATCGCGGCGCAGGCGGCGGCGGCACTGCCGCAATCGGTGGAAAGCGCGCTGGCTGGGCACATCAAGGGCGCGTTCGAACGGGCCAAGACGGCGCGGCAGGCGGCCGGGATTGACGAGCATCTTCTTTCGGCGCTTCGGAATCGGCGCGGGGTCTATGACGCGCAGAAGCTGGCGGAAATCGCGGAGGCGGGCGCGCCGGACATTTTCGTGATGCTGACAGACCAGAAGGTTTCGGAGGCGATCGCGTGGCTGGCGGATGTGTTTGGGATCACGGAGCAGACGCCGCTGCCGGCAACGCTGGAGCCGACACCGATCCCGGATCTGCCGGCGGATGCGCGCGAGAAGATCGTGCAGCACACGCTGGCGGCGTTCCAGAACGACGTGCAGACCGGGAAAATCCCGGCGGGCGTGTTTGCTCAGGGCGGGGACCAGGCGGCGCAGGTGTTCGCGATGCTCCAGGCCTATGCGAAGCTGCTGCGCGACGACACGCTGCGGATGATGCGCGAAGAGGCGGAAGTGCGCGCAAAGCGCATGGAGCAGAAGATCGGCGACCAGTTCGCGGAAAGCGGCTGGATTGATGCGTTCCAGGACGGTCTGGATGACCTGTGCACGATGGGGACGATGTTGATTGAAGGGCCGATCCTGCGGAAGCAGGAAAAGCTGGTCTGGCGGGATGGGCGCGCGACGGTGGAGGAGCGCGTTGCGATCGAGTTTGAACGGTTCTCGCCGCTGGACGCCTATCCGGCTCCGGATGCGGTTTCGCCGGAAGAGGGCGATTTTGTGCGGCGCATCCGCTGGGGCCGCGGGAAGATTCGCGCGCTGCGCGGTCTGCCCGGCGTGAACAATGGCGCGGTGGACCGGTTGCTGGCGAATACGGCGTATTCGCGGGGATGGAAGACGATCCAGCCGACTGATACGGAACGGCTGCGCCTGGCAGACCAGCAGCAGAACGGGCAATCCTCCACGATCGAGGGGCTGAAGTTCTGGGGATGCGTGTCGGGGCGGCTGCTGCTGGATTGGGGGATGGACCCGGCCGAGTTGGACGAGAACGAGGACTATGAGGTTTGCGCGCTGATGTTCGCAAACGAGGTGGTCCGTGTGCTGTTCAACTATGATCCGCTTGGCCGGAGGCCGGTTTCGAAGACGGTCTATGAGCGCACGAACGGCAGTTTCTGGGGCCGTGGCGTTCCGCACCTGATGGTGGACATCCAGAAGGCGGTGAATGGCGCGGCGCGTGCGCTGCTTCACAACATGGCGTTGGCTTCCGGGTCGCAGATTGTTTGCGACATGACGCAACTTCATCCGGCGGAAGATCCCACGAAGGTCTATCCGCACAAGGTTTGGCAGGTGGTGCGCAAGCCGGGGCTGGATGGCAAGCCGGTGGAGTCGTTCAAGATCGACTCGAACGCGAACGAACTGCTGATCGTTCTCAACGATTTTCTGAGCAAGGCGGACGCGCGCACGCGGATTCCGTCCTATGCGTTTGGCAACGACAAGGTGGCGGGGGCCGCGCGGACGATGGGCGGCCTGACGATCCTGCTCAACCAGGCTTCCCGATCGGTGAAGCGCATCCTGGGCAACATCGACCGCGACATCACGCGGCCATCCGTGGAACGGGTGTTCACGTTCAACATGCTGTTTGACCCGGATGAGTCGATCAAGGGCGACGTGCAGATTGTGGTTCGCGGCGTGCTGGGCCTGATGGTGCGCGAGCAGCGGCAGGCGAATCTTTCGGCCTGGCTGGCGCAGACGGCGAACCCGGTGGACATGAGCATCATTGGCCGGGAGCGGCGCCGGGCGGCGCTGGAGGCGGCTGCGGACGACATGCTGGAACTGCCGACGGCGGATCTGGTGCCGACGAAGGACCAGTTCGAGGAGCAGCAGCGGGCCGAGGCGGAGATGGGCCAGGTGGCGGCCGGTCCAGTGGGCGGCGGGGCGATGCGGGGGCCGCAGATGCAGCCGGCGCAGGGGAACATTCAACGGGTGCCGACGCGGCCGGGGCCGGCGAGCGGCATGGAAACGACGTAACGAGCAGAAAGGCAAGGGTAGGGCAATGGCGGAACGGGAAGACATTTCATTGGGTCTGGTCACGCTGGAGCGGACGCGGCCGGCGAAGAGCTACACGGTGGCGGCGCCGCCGAGCAATGCGAAGGCGGGCGACATGGCCTACTTCAGCAACGGCAACGCGGGCAGCCCGTGCTGGGCGGTCTATGACGGGACGAACTGGAAGGTCGTTTCGGCCTCCACGACGATTGCGGCGTCCTGATGACGCTGCCGCCTGATCCGGCGAAGAAGGCGCGCGTTCTCCGGGGGCTGCTCGACATGCCGGATGCGGTGGTCGAGTTCCTGGAGGGCGCGCTGCGGGATGCGGATGAGCAGACCCGCACCGCGCAGGGCGCTTTGCTGGGCTGGAGTCAGGGCCGGGCGCAGACGCTGGCCGGTCTGCTGAAGCTGCGCAGCGATGCGCAGGCGATGCGGACGGCCGGCAAGTTGAGTTGACGACGATTTTCCTGCCGGAGCGGGCACGGCCGGCAGGACCACAAGAGCGAGCCCGACCGATCCGCCTGTTTGCGGGTCCGCCGGGTTCGCGGGTGCCGGGCTGCCGCGGCCCTGCCGCGACCACAAAAGGACGCACGACGATGGGCATGAAGGAACAGATTGCGGAGGCCGAAAAGACGCTGGCCTTGATCGACGGAGCCGACCGCGGAAACGCCGCCGGATCACCGACCGCAACGCCGCCGACCGCGCCGCAGGGTGCCGCCGCTGGCGATGGAACGCAGACGACGAGGACGCCGGGGGCCAACACGCCGCCGGGCACGGCCGCCGGGAATGTCCCGACCGCCAGCCCGACCGCAGGGCCGCAGGGCGGAACGGACGAGGTGGCGCGGCTTCGCGCGGATCTCGAAAGCCGGGAGCGGCAGTTGCGGAGTCAGGCCGGAACACACGGCCAGAAGATGAAGGAACTGACCGATCAGGTGCGGCAGATGGGCGCGCAGATCACGGAACTGGTGGACGAAAACCGCCGGTTGCGCGAGCAGGCCACCCGGACGCCGGCACCGCAGGCGAGCGGACCGCAGGGAGCCCCGCCGAAGGGGACGGAAGGGTATCGGGCCTGGCTGAAGGCCGAAGTTCTGGACGAGTTGGGCGAGCATACGGCCGCGGCGCTGGCTTCCAGCATCGAGGAGCGGATGCGCCCGATGGAGGCCAAACTTTCGGAACTGGATGCCGAGCGGCAGCGCATTGCGCAGGAGCGCGAGCAACTGACGCAACGCGAGGCCAAGCGGTCCGCCGTGGATTCCTTTAGGAACGAGGTTGAGAAGCTGGCGCCAGGTGCGCGGATGCTCAACGGCGATCCGGACGAGTCCATCGTCCAGCGCTGGAGCTTCACGGCGCGCGGCGGACTCAAGGAGGAAGTGGTTGAATGAGCGAGACCGACCCGACCGGCCGTGATCCGCACGCGCCCGGTGCCAAGCTGGACTCCGGCAAGATTTTGCCGTGGCTGTGCATCGCTGGCTTCGCTCATGCGCTCATAGCGGTCGCCGACGTAACTACCAAGGGTGCGCGCAAGTACACGCCGAACGGTTGGCAG